AAGATATTCTCTACCCATAGCAACCTCTCCTCCAGTTGCTCTAGCTCAACTTGAACCTCCTGAGCTTCTCCTAGCAGCAGCTAACTCGTGTGCTTTTGCTATTAACTCATTATACATCCTTATTTGCTCTGCGTGGTCTATCTTTAGTACATTTATCCATTTCTTCTCAAAATCTAACTTGATTTTCCCTAATTCTGTAAACTTTATCTTCTCTTCTTCTAATGCTAGGTTTTTAGCATCCAACTCCTTTTGTATCTCTTCTCTCTTTATAGCATAATCTTCTTTAATTTTCTCTATATCTGTGAGTTCGTTATATTTTCTTTGTTGCTCTATTTGGACTCTTAATAACTCTGCTTCTTCTTCTCCCAACCCCGTGAATGCTTGTCCCTTCTCTGCTCTTAAAGCATTGTAGTCAATATTCTCATCTCAAGTTAATCATCCTTCTTTTAGTTTAGCCATAGCATCCTCAATTTCTAAGTATCTTCCTGCTAGGTCTGTCGCTTGTCATTGGTTAAGATTTGTTAGTGCATCTTTTAATTTATTAACCTCTTTAGTTAAGCTAACTACAGTATCAAATGAGTCATCAAAAGCATCATTTATTTTATCTAATTTGATTTCTTGTAATTCTGCTGTAACCTTACCATACTCTTTCATCTCATCTTTTAAATCCTTCATCTTATCTATCTGTTTTCCAGTAGCGTCTGTCTCTGCTTCTTTTGTAGTTATTATTTTCTCTATATCTGATGTTACAACATCCTTTATCTCTGCACTAGCCATAATCGCTTCAATTTTCTGTCTTCCTGCTGATTCATTTATTTTATCCTCTGCATCATAATACAAATCTACCATATCTCACAAATAAGTATCAATCGTTTTTTTGTTTTCATCTAACAATAAAGCAGATGTATCTGCTCTTTGTTTTTCTAATAGAGCAATTTTGGCTCACATCTTTTCTACCCTCGCTGTTACAGAGTCACTAACAATCCCCCATCATTGTAGGAAATCTTGGATTCATTTATTTAATCATTTAACAACTTTATAGAAAACTATTTGTGCAGTATAAAATGCACCACTAAGAACATAAGCCATTCAGTTTGCTCACATCTCCACAATTCACACAACACTCCTTATTCATAATGCTATATAGTTAAAGAATTTTCAAGCACTCTCTCAAGCACCTCAAAATGCTGTAGACATTATATCCATAATAGAGATGAACCCTTGTCCAACCGTTTGTACTAATTCAAACACCTGTTTAACTACCTGTCATATTTGTTGTCATATTATATCTCAATTTTGTTCTACAAATTGGGTAATAGCTCATACCGCAGTTTTTAGATAAGGTAATAATTCTCCGCCAATTTGTTCTCATAATAGATTGATAACATCCTGCATATTTGATACCATTCATTGGAATGATTTAGCTTGTTTATCCATTAGATTAGCAAACTTTCCTCATTCACTTGTCATAGTTTGGAACGCCTTTTCTACCTCTGGAAATCAAATCTTACCTTTACTTACCATATCTGCTATAGATTCCTCTGCTACTCCTAAGTTCTTTGCTAACTCTGCTACCAACGGAACTCAAGCAATAGAAAAATCTCTCAACTCTCTACCAGTTAATTTACCTTGTACCCTAACTTGTCAAAAATTCAAAGCTAACCTTTCCATTGGCACACTCAATCCAGCTGACACATCTCATAATGATTTTAGTGTTGGTATCATATCTTTAGCAGGTGTTCCCATCGCCAATAGTTGTTTTGCGGTATCTCTAATTCCTACTAACTCAAAAGGCGTGGTTTTTGCAAAATCACTTAAACTTCTTAACATATCTTCTGCCTCTTTTGCCCCACCTAGCATAGTTGTGAACGCTATTTTTGCCTGTTCTAAATTACCTGCTAGTGTAACTACCGATGTCGCTATTTTTGTTAATCCTGCTGCTATCCCTAAAGCAACAACACCTTTTTTCATTTCATCAAATGTACTTTTGGATTGTTTTTGAACTTTATCTAAATCAGCAGAGACCTTTTTAAGTTCTCCACTTGCTTTGTTTTGGGCATCTAATATCAATTTTATATTATAGTCAGTTTGACTCATCTATTTTTTTTTATTAGCTGAAGACCTTTGCTCTTGTCTTTTTGCTTCTATTGTTTCGTATTGTCTTTCCGCCATCATCATATCATAATGGAGGTTTAATATATTTTCGTCTTGTCTATCTAACTCGCTTGGACTGCAATGATATAGGTCTTTAATTAAAACAAAGTCTCTATGTTCTTTTGATACACCTGAGTTTGTCCTAAGTGTCTTCCTAAATTGTTCAAGTATATCATTGCTATTTACTGGGAGTTTTTAACGCTTGAGCCATTTCTAGTACAGTGTTATAATCCTTGATAGACATTTCATCAAGTTCTGCTTTTGAAATATTTGTGATTGAAACAATTAATAAATCATTTGCTTCGTGAATATTAGTAGGATTGATTTTGAAATCAGTTTCCCCTTTTGAGTTTGTATTACTCTCTACATCTCTGAATAAGATAGCGTTATATTCTCTATCCATCTTTCTTGTGTAAACAGCTTTGAATTCTACATCTTTTTCGTTTGTACCGATTGTAATTTTTAAATCCGCCATTGTTTTAATAATTTAATTATAAAAGTGTTTGCTCTCATTTGTTATAAGGGCTACCAAGGAAAACAAGAGCGGAAAACCAAGATAGCCCACCATACTAATACCCTGTAGCTTGTGAATTAATCAATAGGATTTCTATTTGCATAGAAGTTGTGTTGTCATATTGACCACTATATCCTAATGTTTGTTTCACTATATCGTTGTTTGAATCTGTTTTAGTCCACTCTTTAAACCCTACTTTTGCGAAATCACATATTAGAGAAGGGAATATTTGACCTGCTACTAATGCACCAGCCTCATCATTTATTACCTCAAATCTACAAGCCTTTTTTTCACTATCTACTACATAATCTCTCAACACTACATCACTGTATAATGCCTCAAAATCTCATTCAGTAGTAAATTGTTGGTTGTGTAAACTATTTATATCTTGTGTACCAAAACATTGAATATCTGTTAAGTTTTTGTTAATAGATAATCTAAAGTTCTGCATACAACTTGCTGTAGCTGCATTCAATCCTGCTTCGTTAGTTGCAAAATATACATTCGCCATACTAGCTAAGAATGGGTTTTCATCACTATATGCTGGAGATAAACTTCATCCATCAGTCATTTTTTTACCCCAAAATTCTGCTGTGAATTTTACATAATCTCCTACCTCTGTACTTAACTCAAATGTATTAATCATTGAGTATGGAGATTTAGCAGAAGCTATTGGGTCATCATCGTATAATGTGAATGTTTGATGATTATTAGTATTAGCTCTCTCAAACAAATGTCCTTTAGCAGCTGCGTTTGTAGTTAAATCTACTGTACCGCCTGTCCAAGTACCGTCAGTAATAACTGCACCATTTGCTAATGTACCTCCTGTTGTGCTAATCCAGTAATAAGTAGTAGGAGTTGTCCCCATAGAAGTAATCTTTTTAATAACTCCTGTCCAAGATGCTCCGTCATTTACTACATCTCATCTTGCTACTGTTCCTCCAGCAACTCAAGATAACTCTACACATTCTACTGGTGTGTAAGTTCCTAAAGCCCCTAGTAATAGGTAACCCAAAAAGTCATCTCTTGCTATCCCTCATAGAGTAATTTTAGAGAAGTTTTTTGTAGTTTGTGTATCATATACTTCATCTATCACACCATAACCACTATCATCCACAGCTTCTTCAAACTCTGGGTTTAATACTCAAGATGTTTTAGGAATCCATACCTCTGGAGATACACTTGTTCCTGCTGTTAGTTCTTTTCCCAACCCTACAGCCGACTTTCTTGCTATAAACTCATTTGCCATTTTTCTAATAATTTAATTTATAAAGATTTAGATTGCTTTGTTTTTGTACTCAATAATTGCTTTCATTTTTTTACTTGCTTCTACTAAGTTCTTAGCAGTAACACTTACTCACTCTTTTGGGAATCAAAATCTTTTTAACCCATCAAGTTTGTCTATATTTTCTGCTTTCATCTCCGCTTTGTTATTTTCTATTGTTTGTTCTACTGTCTCATCACATTTTTTTTTAGCCATAATTGTAATATTTAATAATAAAGTTATTTATTTATAGCAACGAACTTACATTGTACCTCAAACACCCTTACAGGCTCTTGCGTATCTGCATATCCCCAGATAAAATCATATTCAAGTTTTAT